ATCAGTGCAAACTAGAGCAGGACTAACATCAATTGATGACATCGTATCAATTAACAACGATGCAACAGTTGGTAACGGTGGTGTAAAGAGGTTCGCTGGAGCTTATGACTTAACTACAGCAAACAGAACTTCAGGCACATTCGGTGCTGCTGCTACTGTAAAAGGTAACAGTGGTGTTGGAAGAGACCTATCTCTAAACCTACTTGATGACTGTATCCAGTCTATCAGGACAAATGGTGGAGAACCTAAGTTAATTCTTATGGGTCACGACCAATACTTTAAATTAGAGAGATTACTTAACTCGCAACAGAGATACATGGGACAGGAAGAGTACCAAGTAGGTGTAGGTTCTGAAAAGACCTTCCCGGGTACAAGAACTGGACTAGTTCTCGCAACTTACCAAGGTATTCCAATTCTACCAGATGCAGACACTACTAAATCAGAGGCTGCTTCAGGTGGTTCAAAATTGGGTTCAAACGTATACGTATTGGACACAGACTACCTTGAAATCGCTGTCGCTCAACCTACTCAGTATATTGAGAACAGAGATTACTTCGCAGCTGACGCACTTGTAGTCAGAGGTTTGCTATACACAATGGCAGAGTTCAGAGCTTACAGGTTTGACGTACAGGGTGCGATTTTAGACTTAAACTCATAGTCTTATAATATATGGGGATGGGAACTTACTCATCCCCATATCTATAAGGGGGAAATAAAAATATGGCATTAACAATAACAAATCCCGGTTCATCAAGTGACGTAACTGGAGTTCCCGGCAATATAAAGTATGTTATTAAAGACATTACTTTTGATGACTCATATCCAACTGGTGGTGAATCTTACACTGCTACAGAGATGGGGTTAGAGGAACTATACATTGTTCTTATTTCACAAAAATCAGACGGTTATGTGGTACAATATGACTACACTAACGAAAAGTTTGAAATTTATGAAGCAGGTGCAGACGGTGCCGCATTAGACGAACTTGGTAACACAGCAGATGCGAGTGGAATTGCAATTAGAATAATTGCTTACGGAAAGTAAAATGTCCACAAAAATAAATCTACGATATTAAAGCTGTCTTAGAGCAACTTTCTAGGCAGCTTCGTAGAGGACTATATGATTAGGAGAATAAATACATGTCAATAACAAACGATTATTTTGACTCAGCGTCTTTTGAAACGTGGCAATCAGACCCAAGTACAAGAACCGCTGTGCAACCATGGGACAGATACGTTCCTTTTAGTGGCTCAGTAGGCACAAGTGCTGCTGATGTAATAAATATTTACTCAAGTGCATACTACGATATAGACCAAGGGGCAACTACAGCAAATCTAGAATTACCTTATAGTGGTAGTCCCGGCATAAATAGAATTTTAAACCCATCAATAGAGAATGCCACTATATCAGAATTTACAGCAGCGGGGTCATCTATCTCAAGAACAACTGGAGCACCTTTCTTAGGGTCAGCAGAGTTGACATGTAACCCAGATAACTCAGCAGCTAAAGAGGGATTCACTGTCACTACAGATACTTTAGCTGGAGGCACATCAAGAAGCTCAGATGCATATTTATGTGCACAAGGAATGGTAAGAGGTGCATCAGCATCAGGAGATGCAGTAATCCAAATTTTAGATTCTAGTGATTCTGTTTTAGCTACTGGTGAAGCAGTCAGCTTAACAACATCTTACCAAAGAGTATCAGTACATTACAAACTTCCAGTAGGTGGAGCAACTTATAAGATTAAGTTCTGTTCAAATACACAGCACAATATTAATATGTTGTGGGATGCGTTAATGTATGATAAAAGAAAAGACACAAAAGTTATTGATTACATAGATGGTAACCTTGCTGGTGGTAACACATACCAATGGGAAGGAACTACAGACCTATCAAGGTCAAGACATCTATCTCCAATAGGTGCGATTAGAGGGATAAGTATTAGAAACACTCACGCATCACAAGTATTATATGTAGCGTTTGATACTGTTGCAGAAGCAAGTACAGCCGCTATAAAATTAACTGGTAATGATACTACAGAACATAACTTCTTTGCTAGCACACACCCATTAGACTTCAGAAAAAATGTTTCTGTAATAGGTAGTGGAGCTAGTACAACTTATGAAGGTGTAATTTGGGGAGTTGCAGCCCCTGTTGGATAGGAGGACCTTTGGTTACCTTAGCTGAAACTAAAACAGAGTTTAATAACTGGATATCAGAAGATGCTACAGTCTCATTCTTAGAGAAGGCTCAGGCAGGTAAAACTACTTTAGAAGATATTGCCGATGCCTTAGACGAATATAAGAGGTTACATGAAGCTGGATTAGCATCCCCTGCCGAAATCATTACCTTAGCCAGAGCATACCCTAGTAACAAGAAGTTTGCTGATGAAGCTGATGGCTTAGATGAGGATGAGGATGTAAAGCCAATGGTGGTAGGTGGTCCAGCATCTGTTGAATTAGTTGACAGAGAAGGGCATTTAATCACCACAGACGCTCTTAAAAAAGCATTTAAAAAGTTTATGAAGAACTTCAGGGCTAGAAATGTAATGGTTATGCACTCTGATGTGCAAGTTGGTCATGCACTCCCAGCTTATATAAGTAAGTCAGGTGCAATATTTAAAAGTGGTGTAGATGACAATGGATTATTCTTTATATCTGAATTGAGAGGAGACACTAGAATCTCTAAAAGAGTTAGAGACCAGATTGTCAAAGGTGGCATGAGTTCATATTCAATTGCAGGAAGTGCTACTAAAAGTAAAGATATTAAGAAATCTGATGGTAGTAACGTATTACAAGTAGATGATATGGAACTAGCAGAAGTAACTATATGTGAAAAGGGAGTGAACCAAGGAGCTCACTTTGAATTATTAAAAGGTGATAAGCCTAGTGGTTCTTGTGCAGACGGGAGCTGTCTTACATCCCATGCACCAACTCCTTCTACTGTTATAACAATAGCAAAGGAAGATATACCATCATACACAGAGATGTTTAATGATTGGATATCAAAGGCTCCTATGGTAGGGGGTGCGGCAGGAAAAGTTCCAAAGACCGTGACACCTCCAGCAACTGCCAATGTAACTGGCGGAGTGGGAATGCCTGTAAAAATGTCAATGGAAAAAAGAAAAGAGAAAGTAAATCCTTATGCAATAGCAACAGCTATGGCTAAAAAGAAGGGATTTAAAAACTTTGCTGAAGATTCCAAAGGCGATAAATACAGAGATAAAATTACTGAAGGTATAAAAGAGTCTGAAGGTATTAAAAAAAGTGATGTTGAATTAGAAAAAATAGCACCTCTTGTAGGAGCAGTGGTTAGAGGTCTAGGGACAGCAGCTAAACTTGCTAGACCACTTGCTAAACCAGCAGCAGGAGCTGGGAGAGCTCTTAGTAGAACTAAACCAGCAAGAAGATTATCTACTCCTAGAAGAAGAGGAGCTGTTTTGCAGAGAGTTAAAGACCAATCTAATCTACCATTCACTGGGTCTAGTAAAAAACAACCTAAAACATCAGTTAAACAAAAAATAGCAGATAAACTAGGATTAAAAAAACCTAGTAAATCTCAACAAAAAAAAGGTAAACCATCCAAAACAAAAGGTTTAACTAGAGATGCTGCTTTGGTGGCTGCTGCTTCTGGTGGTGGAGGTGATTCAGGAAACACTGTTGTAATAGAAAACTCTGCAGTACACCATTTAGTAAAAGACGCATTCCATGAAATGGTTGCAGGTATTCAAAAGCAACCTATAGACTATGGTGGATTCCAACCGGGTGGTACAACTAAAAAGAAAGATACATCAAAACCTAAGACTACAGAGGATAAAGCTAAAGACATAGCATCTCAAGTATCTATGCAAACTGGAGGCTCCACTACAGGAGGAGTCAAAACAAAAGAAGGTAGTAGGAAACTAGATGCAATTACACAACAAGCAGGTTCAGCAGGAGCTACCACAGAAGGTGCAAGAGCTAGCACGGCTGCTGGAAGAAGTATTCAACGTCAAGAAAAATTATCTAGAAACTTAGAAGACCCAGACTTCAGAGCTCAAGTAAAAAGAACTGCTGATGAAAGAGGTGTATCTTATGACTCTCAAGTAAAAGAGATGAAGCAAACTGCTAAAGACCCTGCTAAAATGCGAAATATATATGACCAAATTGGTTCAGCTCAAGGTGGAAAACTAGATAGAGCTCAAAGGATGGCTCCGATAATGGACCGAACTGGTGGTCAATCAGGAATGAACAAACCAAAGAAAGGTGGGGGACCACCAAGAATGCCTAAGTTCTCTGACCCGAATAGACCAAAGGCGAAAGATATAGATAGACAGGTGGAAAATATAACATCAAACATACCAAAGAAAGATGCTCCAGCTACATCACCTGCAGGTAGCGGTGGTAAGCTTAAGGGACCTAACCTGTCTGATTATGAGAGAGCAACAGGTAAAACAGCAGGCTCAGATAAGTTCTTTGGTAGACTAAAACAACAAACTAAAAAACCTGCAGCAGCGACTGGTTCAACCGGAGGGGATAAGGGAATAGGTGGTAAAATAGCTAGTGCAGCCAAGAACGTAGCAAGTAAAATATTTAAGGAAGAAAGGGGTCTATAGATGGCAAGGAAATC